CTTGTATGCGGGTGCTGCCGGTAAGTCCTCCAGGGTGTCAGTGGGGGGGGGTGGGGTACCAGCCTATGCCGTCATTACCGTAGGCCGGGTTCGGCGCTACCATCGCCGGCACATTGCCGGGCTGCTGCGGCAGGTTGCCCGCCTCATCCAGCACCGGAGCCTCTGCCTTCCGCACCGCTTCCAGCCTTGCCTCTGCTGCGGTCGCTGCCGCCTTGCGCTCATCCGTCACGGTCAGGGCAAAGCGCTTCAACAACCGAAGCGCGGCAATATCTAGGGCGGCGGGGCGCAGGCTGCGCGGTATGCTCAGCGGGTCACTGCCCAGCCTGTTGGCCTTGTTTGTGGCCACCGCTTCCCGCACCATGGCCACAATGTCCGCCAGCGTGTCTTCCACATACGGCAGGCATTCCGGGCGCGTGAGTTCGTCCAGCTCCGCCGTGGCAAACACGGCGGAAAGGTCTTGCACAGTCAGCGGTAGCCAGTACTTCATGCGTTTACAGCGGTGTTGATTTTCTCAGCTATCTGCATGGCAACATTGACCAGGCGCTCCTGGTGCTGCTCATCCCGCAGCTTCAGAGCATAGCCGGGAGATTGCAGCAGGGCGCAGGCAATCGCCGTCACCTGCTCAGTGGTGGGCTTCCCCGCTACCGGCTGCACAGCTTCGGGCTGTTCAACCGGTGCGGCCTTCGTGGTGCTGTTCTTCGTGGCCATGGCGTCAGGAAATAGAAAGACGGATATTGCAGGACGGAGCGGTCACGGCATAAGCGCGGTGCAGGCCTACTTCGTAGAAAGTAGTCTTCTTCCCGCGTTCGTAGTAGCTTTCCACATTCTCCACCGGGCTCTCGCCACCGGCGTGAAGCTGGCGCATGCCGCACATGTCACCAATCTGCTGGCCTTCGTCCACATAGGTGAGCCACACATCAGAGCCCAGGGCATTGCTGCCCTTGAAGGGCACCTCGGCGCCGGGGCGGTGTACACCCACAGGCACAGTGGCCTTGAGGAACTGCGGCGCAGTCTGGCCCTCACCGGTCAGGTGCAGCAGCTTGAAGAGCAGTGCCGGCGTCAGCACCTTGGCGTCATTGTAAGCCACCAGGTCAGCCACGGCGGCATTCTCGCACAGCGTGTTCCAGGCAGCAGAGCTGAACAGGAAGCGATTGGGCAGCACGCCATTGGCGGCCTCAAAGTCTGCCAGCAGTTCGCGCAGCTCTTTGATGGGGTCAGCATCCACGCCGCTCCATGCACCCTTGCCGCTCTTAGCTTCCACCTGCTTGCGGAAGTAAGCAAGGCCGGCAGCAATGGAAGAGGTGCGCCAAGTGGCCAGCAGGCTGCCCGTCTTGGCAAGTGCAATCTGGTCTGCGGCCTCCTTCTTATTACCGGCGCCGGGCTTTATCTCGCTATCATCCACGCCAATGCGCAGGCTGTGGTCTTCCAGCAGGTACGGCACATCTTCGGCCAGCACATCCACGATGTGCGCTTCATTGTACGGCGCGCGGCGGGTGTCTACCTGGCGGAAGGCATAGCCCTGCGGGTAGCGCTTGAATGTACCGGTCACTCCATCCACAGACAGAGCGGGGGCAATGAAGTCAAGCGGGTTCGGGGCCTGGCGGTTAAACCAGCCCACGGCGTAATTATAAATCGGATAATTAAACTGATTCATCTTTATCTTGCGGGGTTAGGGGTTAGAGCAGAATAGCATTCACCATCTGGCCGGCCTGGCCAGCAGGGGCAGACTCCACAGCCACGGCCACAGCCGTGCCCGTGCCGGTAGTCAGCACACCGCCGGTGCCGTACACCAGCTTGGTGCCGGGGGTGATGGCGGCACCGGTGGCGCCCACATTCACCTGGATAATTCCAGCGAACTTGCGGTGCACCAGCGTGGCGCTGGTAGCATTGCCGGCCACAGCCGTGGCCAGGCTGTCCGGGTTGCAAATAATGCCGAAGGCGTCATCTGCGGAAGTGGCAAGCTCAATCTCGCCGGCGGCGTTCAGCTTGCCCAGCTTGCCCTCATGAATGTGCGGCTGAGACTTCAGCGCGGCAGCATACGGGGCACGGATTGCGGGGGTATGATTCGTAATCATGTGTCTTGTGTTGTTTCTTGTTTGGGTTAGCGGTTCACGCCCTGGGTATAATCTGAGTTGGCCTTAGCCCAGGCGCGGCCATATTCGGCGGGGGTCAGCGTGCGGCCCAGTGCGCGCTCTGCCGTGGTAACGGCATTCGTGCAGTAATCCACACGCGCCTTGTCCTGGCAATTCACAGCGCGGGTGCCGTGGCCCACGCTCACCGTTACTTCGCGGTTAGGCGTGGCACCGGTCAGGGCCGTGGCCTTGCGGATGCCGTGATTCAGCGCGCGCAGGTTCGGGTAGCGCACAGAGTTGGCAGCAGTGCCGCCGTTCACGCTGGCATTCTTGTTTGCCTCTGCAAGAGCCGTGCGCAGTTCATCATTGCTGCGCTGAAGCGTCTTCACAGCGTCCACAAGGTCTGCCGGCTTCGCGCTGTCAGGCAGGCCCAGCAATTCAGCCACCGCCACCAGCGCGGCGGAAAGGTCATCACTGGGCTGCAGGTCATCGTCATTCGTGGCGGCAGGTTCCTGGGCGGGCTCCGTGCCGGTGTTGGTGGCTTCCTCCTTGGCGGGGGTGTCACCGTTCGTTGCGGGCTCTTCGCCCTTGCTTGCCACGCCGGAGCTGTTAGCGGCGGCGGGGGTGTCCTCCGGCTCTGTATTCGTGGCCGGGGTCTTCTTCTCTTCCGTGTCGGTGTTCATGTTCTTATTGTCTTGGGTTGCGCAGGCACGGGCCTGCAAGGTCTTCATGTTCGTGCAGGGCGTCTGCGCCGGGTGGCGCGGCCCATTCGTCAGAGTGCAGCCGGCCAGCCTCTGCGGCTCCGCTCCTGCTGCCGTCTGCTTAAAATCGCGGTAATCGTACTCCGTGGAGAAAAACGCAAATTCGGCGCTATCCACCAGCCCGTGGCCGTATGGCGTCAACTCAATCCACGCCCACAGCTTCCCGCCATCTGCATGCAGCGCCTTTATCCATCCGGCGGCGCGCGTGTCCGGGCGCTCGCCCACCCCCGCATGGTCTACCGTCAGCAGCACACCGCGCCCATCCGCATCCACAGCGCGGAAGGTATCGGCCAGCGCGGCCAGCGTCTCCGGTGTGGCTACCTCACGGTCAAGCCCGGCGCTCACGCAAGCGGCCCACAGGTCTGCCCCATCTTCCGGGTGCAGGCCATGGCTCCGCAGCATCGCCCCCGGGTTCGGGCAGGCGTGGCAGAATACGGTCTCGATGTTAAACCATGCAGCCCCCGGCACACTTCCGGGCTTAAACGGCGCGCGCGGTGCTGTCTTGTCTGTAAATGCTGGTATGCTCATATCTCTGGTGGTGCTTGCTGTCATTTTGTCTGCTTGCCGCCCTCTGCCGCCCCTCTGCCGCCCTTATCGGGCGCGGTGGGGTACTCCGTACCCTTGAAAGCCTTGCGCGGCGTTACAGGGTATTGTACGCGGCTTTTTGCGTTTTGGCTCATTTTCTGCTTTTTCTGATTTTTCGGTGTTGACTTTCTCGCGGGGCGGAGCTACTCTTGAGTTCCGGTCGTGCAACAGACGGCAGCCTGTCAGGAACAACCAGCGGGGCTTCGTCCGTAGATAGAGGGAATACCGCCCCCGTATCGTCTGGCCGTAGACCCCGAGCCTTGCTTGGGGTTATTTTCTTGTATATGCTGTAATATTTTTAATCTCTCCCTTTTTCCTATCTTCTGCAGTTTCGGTGCGCGGGGCTTCAGCCCCGCTTGTCACCTTCGCATTCAGCGCTCGCTCAAACGCAGCACGCGCGGGCGGGTAAAGCATAGTGGGTGCATAGCGCACGCGCAGGCTGTTGATTTCTTCTTTAGTCATTTCTTTACTTTTTTTGATTTTTTTGCTACTTTTGGTTCGTGTATCAGCGAAAACCGCCATATCATCGCCCCTACGGGCTTATGAACAGCCTCCGTCTGGCTTGTTTATTCTGGTCTGGTGTCCTTTTTGTGGTCTTTCAGCTGCTTCGGGCGGTTTTTCTGTTGATAGCGGCTTTTTGGGAATGGTTAGCCTCTTTGAGTCCGATTATTCGCCGCCGCTTTGCTGTATTCTCTCGTTTTTTTTCTTCTAGCTCTCGAAAAAGACCTCGCCGCGCTCGTCGCCGTGCCAGAAAATCCGATTCTTGCTTGTGTGGGTATTTTCTTATTGCTTTTCTCGTTCTTTTTCTCTTTTTGATCGCCAATTTTGCTTAAATCTGCTCCTGCTAACTTCATTTTCTCCGCAATCTATCAATTGCTTTCTTCACACTTTGAATATCTCGCTTGATACTCTCTACATTCCGGGTGCAGATGTTCATGCCGCTTGCTGTTACAGCACTCAGCTGCTTGACGGATTGCCCTAATTTCTCTACTAGCTTTACTAACTCTTTTGCCCTGGTTTCGTATGTGCTGATTGCTTCCTGATACTTCTCTACGGCTTCTTCCGTTTTGGGACCTTGCTTTCGTACTCGCTTCGCTTCGGCTTCTGCGGCTTTGGCTGCTTTCTCGGTAGCTGCTGCTTTTCGTTTTTCTGCTCGTTCTGTTCGTTTCTGCGTCTTCTGTACTGTGTTTCCTTTGCGGCTTTCCTGCTCGCTTAATTTGGCGCTCTTTTCTTCGTACAAGGCTGCTCTTCGCGCTGCTTTTTCGCCTCGCGCTACATATTTCCGCTTTCCTTCTAGTGCCTGGTGTATGGTGTTCTGTTTCCTTTGCTCGGCGGTCAGCCCTCTGTCTTGTCGGCTTGTCCCTCGTGCAATATTCTTTAAGTGGTTCTCTATTGTTTTCTGATGTGCCGCGGCGCGTCCGCTGTATCCTGTCAGCTTTTCCTGCTGCAGTGCATTCCGGCGCATCGCTTGCACTGTCCGCGCAAGCGCTTTCTCGTCTCCTTTACTTGCTTGTCGCTCGGCTCTCTGAGCTAATCTTACATACGCCTTTTCCACTCGCTTGAGCGTTCCTTGCCAGCCCTTGTTCTTCGCCTGCTGCCCTAGTGGCTTCAAACCAACCACGGCTTTCTGCGATTCTCGACTCGCGCGCTTCATGTTATCGCGCAACCCTCGCAGTTGCATATCGGTCTCTCGCAGCTTCTTGTTTATAGCGCTTTGTCGCACGCTATCCATGCCCGGCGTATTCTGCAATCCTTGCAAATACTCTCGCCGCGCCATGAGCGCCTTCCAATCCTGCGCGTAGATATCCGCTTGCAGTCGCTTCTCTTTCTCTGTATAGCGTCCGCTCGTCTTGTAATCTCTCTCTATCTCCTCCAGCTCTCGCTTGATTCGGCGTTGTACTTCGGCTCGGCTTTCGATTAATTCGCGTTCTTTTGTCTCGCCTTTCTCTTCTTTCTGTTCGGCTTTCTCGCGCGCTCGCTCCGCTTTCTCGCGTGCCTTTTCGGCTCGCTCCTCTGCTTCTGCTTCTTTCTTTTCCGCTTTCTCGCGTTCTTTTTCGGCGCGTGCCTCCGCCTCAGCCGCTTCTTTCTCGGCTTTCTCTGCTCGTTTCCTCTCTTCTTCTGCGCGCTTGTCTTCCGCGACTTTCTTCGCTGTCGCTAGTGTCGCTGCTGCACTTGCCTTTGCTTCCTCTGCTCGCTTCTTTTCAGCTTCTACAGCATTAACGGCTCGTACATAATCCTTCGAGGCTTCTTCTCTATTCTGCTCTGCTTTTTCTAATCCGGCCTTCGTTTTGCTCAGCTCTTCTTTCTCTTTCTTGCTCTCTCCTCCTGTAAGTTTGGCAGCGGCTTCTCTCCATGCAGCTTCCCTTTCTTGCGCTGTCTTAAGGGCATTCTCTGCCTCTGCGGCTTTGATTTTCAATGCCGCTACTTTGGCCTCTGCTTTCAGCACTTCTTTTTCATACTGCACCTCTGCGGCTCCTTTGGTGCCGCTTTCTTTCTCTCGCTTCAGCTCGTCAAGCGCCATCTTCAGGCTATGCGCCTGTTGTTTGGCGGCCTCTTTCAGCTCTGCTTCGCGTGCTTCCTCTCTCTCGTCTATGGCTCGCAACAGTTCGTCTCTAACCTCGGCATCTTGCCAGGCCTTTTTTTCTCGATCACTTGCTTCAAGTCGTGGGTCGCGCCATTTCTTTTGCGGCTTTTCGCTCTGCTCGCCGTCCTTTTCTCGCAAATCATCCACGGCTTGCTGGGCGGCTACAATACCGCGTTCATCAAACACGCTATTGATACCTATCGTTAATTCTGTGTCTGCTTTCTTCATATTCTCCCTTTCTTAAAAATTCGGTCTTGCGGTTACACAGGCTTTCCACGGCTGCTTATGCTTAGCTACCGCTGCTTCTTCTCCTGTACCCTCGCTCTTCACGTCAAAATCCATCATCTCGCTTACATGCTGGTCGCTCGGCTTCCAGCCTGCGCTGGCAAGTGTTGCCAGTAGTTGACTATCCTTCAGCCTGTCATATATCGGCTCAGGTTCAATCACGAACTCCACAAGATGCGGCTGGCCGGGGTGCCATTGTTCCAGCACCGGGGCAAAGAGTGTTCTTTGCAGCAGCGCTGCTATCTGCGCGCCTTCACTCGCGGCCAGGTCGTCAAAAGCATCCTGGTGTGCGCTGCCGGTGGCGGTGTTCGTACCGGCTCCCGGAGCGGTCAGCATGGTCATCAGGCCGCCGGTGGCACGCAGCACCAGTTCCTGGGTGCTCAGGTCAATCATGCGGCTGAAGGTATCAGGGCCACCATTGCCGGGCGTCACGGTCTTGACATCCGCCCCGGCGGGCAGCACACCCGCTGCATTGCTCACGCACTGCATGGCAAATTTGATGTACTCTTTCCGCAGTCCTTCGTCCACACCCTGCGGCATGATGGCGAACACCGGCGGCGTGCCGTAGCGGCCATTATACACCAGCCATTGCGCTTTTGCGTTCTTTCTATCCAGGCACAGCATCATGGCCGGCTGGTCAATCGGGCGGGCACAAATGCGGGTCACAATGCTGGCACGGTCTACCGGCAGCGGCAGGCCACGGGTCAGGCCGTAGGTGGCGGCGGGGTTCCATTGCCATTCCCCGGCATAGCCGTCACGCGCCCAGTTCCAGTTCTCTGTTACGTTCAGGCGCAGGGCTCCGGCCTCCGTCTCCAAAAGCTGAATGTGCCGGTAGTGCCTGAAGCTCGCTTGTGCCAGGGCTTCTATGCCTTCGTCCAGGTTCTCTATGGCGTTGGCAAAATCCTGCACCGTGCGCAGCTGGGCTTCGGCAAGTAAATCTTCCGCATCCGACAAGCCATCTTTCTTGCGGATGTCCCAGGGAATGCGCTTCAGCGCACCCAGTCGCCGCTCCACACAGGTGGCAAGAATCGGGTCGGCGGGTTCCAGCTGTTCCCAGAGCCATTGCAGCTGGGCATAGGCGCCGCGTGTGGCTTCATTCTGGGCACGGCGTACCACATCCACGCTGAGAAAATCCAGCGGGCTGGTGAAGTCCAGCCATCGGTCATGCTCGCGGGCTACGTCTTGCAGGTCAACCGTGCTGAAATTCCACGGGTGGCTGTCTGTGGCTTTCCTGTTCTTTCTGCTCATACTTCGTAAATCGTAATTCGTACTTCGTAATTCAGAATGGGCGGTTCATGATGTCACGGCTCACCGGTGTGGGCCTGTCCCAGGCGTTGCCCCGGTCTACCGGGATGGGCATATCCGTGCAAACGGCATCGGCTGCCGCACGCCATGCCAGGGCAAGGGCTGTGCAGCGGTCGCTGTGCCCCTCTGCGGTATGCGGGGCGCTGTAGGTGTATTCTCCATTTTTAATGAGCTGCTGCATGGCGTGCAAGTCTTCGCGGATGTCTTCACCCGCCGGGATGCGCACCCGCACCGGTGCCTCAAATGCACGGCGCAGCTTCGGGAAGATGTCGCGCTTGAATGCCACCGTGAAGGTGCAGAGCTCAATCTTTCCGAACTCATGCTTGCCCGGGTTCCATTCACCGAACTCATGCACCAGGTGGTCGCCCATGCCGATGCCCGGGCCGGTGTAGTCAAAACACACACGGCGGGCCACGCGGATGCGGCTGCGGAGTATCTCTTCCTGGGCAGGGGTGGGGCAGTTCTTCAGCACCAGCACCTCCCTGGTATAACACACATCTCCCACGCGCTCGAACATCCAGCACACGGTGGGGTCGTTCGTTCGGCCAAAGTCAATGCCAAGGCGGATGTCCCGCCCGCTGCCGGGGGCGTATATTTCCGGCGCGGCCACGCTGGTGGCATCGGGGCTGGTGGCTCCGGCTATCAGCTCATAGCTCAGCAGCTCGCTGGTATCGTCCAGGAACTCACAGTCCAGCTCTTGAGCCTGGGCTACCGCATCGTCCATGAGGTCTGCCAGCTCCTGGTAGTCCGTGGGCAGCCCTTCGGCAATGGCATTTTTCAGCGGGACAAGGTGGCGGCTCCATGCGCCTTTTGTCTCGCCCATCATTATCTTGTAAAATCGTATTCCGCGCACGCCGCGCCCATTCGGGGTGCTGGTAATCATCACCGTTTTTTTACCGCCGCGCATGCTGTTGGTGATGGTGGGCAAGATGGCTTTCCATGTCTCCTGTGGCTGCTCAAAGAATGCGAACTCATCCAGCCAGATGTCACCGCTGAAACCACGCACGGTGCTGGGCTTGCCGGGCACCGCAATGCAGCGGCTGCCGTTCTTCAGCTTGATGCTCTTGGCGTACAAATCGGCCTCAATGTCGCGCAGGTCTTCCACCTCATCTGCCCAGGCTACGGAAAAAGCCCGGAGCCAGTCTTTCACTTTGTCCAGGGATTCATTACTCTGACGGCCAGAGGGGGCAGCAATCACCACCGTGAGCCCGGGAATGGCCAGCATACGCCCCGCCACACGGCAGGCCACAGAAAAGCTCTTGCCGGTCTGTCGCGCAAAGCAGGCCGCCACAAAGCGGCTTTTATCGAACACAAGGCGCTTTTGGTACGGCAGCAGCAGGTCAAGCGGGTTCGTGGGTTCCGCGCCGGCTTCCTCTTCCTCCGGTGCAAACGCAGCGGCCACAGCCTCCACCGGGGCGGGGGCTTGCGCCTTCGCTTTCCCCGCGCGGCTTTGGCGCTTCCGGCGGGTCACATTGGCGGAGACTGTGGCTTTTTTCTGCATGTTATTGCGTTGCTTTCTTACTACCTATGAAACCGGGCTTCACTCTCTCAATTCAGCCCGAAAATCTCGCGTATCTTTTGCATGCGCTCGTCCGCGCTCTTCGTCTTGTCTCCGGCTACCGCCTGCGCTTCATCGGCCCGGCGTGCCTTCGCTTCCAGCAGTGCCAGCTTGCGCTCATTCTGCGCGGTGGCCTGCCCATCGTTCATGAGTTTGTAGAACTTGGCCAGCAACTCCGGGTCTGCCTTCGGGTCTGTGCTCAGTTCAAAGACGCGCTGCGCTACGGCGCGGTGGGCGGCATCGGTCACGCTCTCGCCCTCCACCTTGCTGAGCACGGCAGCAACCGTGGCCATGCGCTGCCACTTGCAGGGCAGCACATGCAGCCTGTAAAATTCGCTGATGCTCTGCAGGCTCACTTCCACCCCACGGGCGGCAAGCCACTGCTGCGATTCTTCCAGGCTGTGCCCTTCCAGGTACACGCCCAGCTCGCTGCGCTGCTCTTCCGTCAGGCGGGCAAATTTGCTGTCTTTGCGGAGCTTCTTCATGATGGGGCTTTTTCTCTTCAGCATTCGGCTAGTGCGGCACGCCCCACGCCGGTGATGCACCAGCGCTTCACGCCCATGGCGTCAATCTCGCAATGAATCAGGGCATCTGCTTCCAAGCGGCGGAAGGCGCTGTCAAATTCGGCATCCGTAGGCGGGGGACACACCGCAAGGCGGGCGCTGCCTTCTAGTGCTTCCTGCGGCTGCAAGTACCCGCGCGGCGTGTTGGCCAGGTCTTCCAATAGCGTGCGCCGTATCGTGCTCTCTCTCTTTTTTGGGTCTGTCATGCGCTTGCCTTTCCGTTAAGTAACAAATTCAGAATCTGGGTCTGTTTCTGGGCAATCTGCTTCAGTTCGCCCTTTATCTCAGCCACGGCGGGCATCACCGTATCAAGGCGCTTGTGTACGCGTTCAATCTCGCTGGCCACTTGCTTGCGGTACTCTTCAAATTCGCTGCGGGTCACATAATCCTTGCTCATCTGCACCTCCAGCGGTTGCGGCTCAATCTTCACTTGCCGGGCTTTCTGCCACAGTGCGCCGCCGCCATAGCAGCCACCGCACAGCATCACAATGCCCATCACCTGCTGCCAGGTCAGCCCGCTTTCATCCTCCGGCTTAGGGGCGGCAGCTGCCCACATGGCGGTGCCGTCTCCCTGCTGCGGGTATCTCCCGGCGGGGGTATCTGCACCGGCTCCCATAACAGAGCCGGTGCAGCCAATGACTAGCGCGACTACTCGAAAAATCTTTTTCATGCTGCTACCTCTTCAAAATAATGGCGCACCCCGGCGGCTATGCACTCCGCTATCTGATACGGCTCCGTGGCCGCGTCTTCCGGGTTCGTGATGAATCCGCACTCCACCAGCACCCAGGGGGCCCGCGTGTTCTTCAGGATGTACAGGTCGCCGCGCTTCACCGTCTTGCTTGCTCGCCCCGGCAGCAGGGTGCAGAGCCAGCGCGCTATGCTCTCAGCCATGCGCTTGCCGGTGTTGCTCACATAGCACACATGCGCTCCGTGCGCTCCGGGGTCGTCAACTATAACAGGCTCCTTGCATGGCTCGCCGTCTTCGTCTACTGTCTCAACATAGCCCACCACCTTGCTGGCCGCGTCCATGTGCAGAGAGATGCCGAACGCGGCGCGGCTGATTCCGTTGGCTGCTTTCACCGTGGCCACCAGGTCTGCGCTGTTCGTGCTGTCCGGGTAGTCCAGCACGGTGACGGCGTACCCATCGGCCCGCAGTCTGTTGGCCAGATGCCCGGCTATCTGCTCGCACCGGGCGTGCTCTTCCATTCCGTTGCCCCTGGCACCGGTTCCCCGGGCGTGGCCAATATCAATGATGATGTGCTTTCCTTTGCTCATTTGCTATGCTGTGCGCTTCGTTTGCGTACAGCATAGCACCACCGGGCGCATTCGTGACGCCCCCGCTTCCGCTCTTTCCCCTCTTTCCTATCTTTCCGCTTTTTCCGAATTTGCCGCATCTCGCGGCAAATTCGCCTCGGCGTAGCAAGCGCAGACGCGAAGCCGGGCCCTACTTCGTAATTCGTAATTCGTACTTCGTAATTCAGATTGTGTCATACCCCGCTCCCAGGGCGTCACTCTTTTGCTCCCCCGTGCTATAATTCTATCGTTGCAACCGTTCTTTCTTATGTCTTCCTCCGCCTCCATTCTTGCCACCTCTGCGCCCGCGTCTCAACCGCCACCGGGCTCTCTCTTCATGACTACCGGAGACGCTGCCCTCGTGCTCTGCATGTCCGACCGCTCCGTCCGCAACCTGGTGGCCCGTGGCCAGCTGCAAGCCTTCCGCCCCTGCATCGGCGGGCGCAAGTTCCTGCTCTATGCGGCAGAGGTCATTGCCTACGCCCGCGCCGCTCAAAAGCCCGCCCAGGATGCCGCCATGGCCAACGTGCAACGCCTGCGCGCCCTCATTGCTTCTGCTTGACGTTCCAAAAAATCGTCAATCGTCAATCGTAATTCGTCAATAAAAAAGCCCCGGCTTAACCGGGGCGGGGGAGAATTAAACTCCGCATCATGCGGTGCTCGCTTGTGCAAAATGCGGAGCTAGTAATTTGTAGTACTATGTAAAATTGCTCTTACTTCTTCTTCGGTAATAAGCCCCAATTTAATACACTCATCAGCCTCTACTTCCCTAGTCATCATGTCGCTATGTGAATCTGCATCAAAAGGAGAATACGGCAATCCTAAAATAGATAAGCACGTCCATATGGGACTTGTCTTAAGCGCGACAAAAACATTCTCATTCTTTACCACACCTTGCCACTCCACCGCTTGTGCAGATTCTTTCCACCTTGCTTGCCATTCCGGTGATAACTCTTTTTGCCACGCTTTCAGCTTATAGGCTGGCGACATGGCAAGATTAACTTTTCGCATCCCTTCTTGCCAATGATACCACCCCCATGCTAGGCTGCGCCAAAGCCCTAGCTCAAAACTCATGCGTTCTCTGGAAAATAAATCCTCCATCGTATTTGCTTTCCCCTCTTCTGCTTGGTAACTGATGGCTCGTAATTTATCTCTTAAATATCTCCGTGCTTCATTTTCTGTTCTCTCAGCAGTACATATACTTGCCGCCGCTTTTCGATACTCATCAAGTATGTATACATCGCTCACTCCAGCCATGAAAAAATACTTCTCTCGGTCTTGTGGACTCACTCGCCACCAATCATCCCATGTATCTACGATGGCAAGTTCTTTACTTAACAGAAAATCGGCGGCAGAAATGCTCATAAATCATTTATTTTCTTTCTTAATTCCATCATTTGCTGGGCTAATTCTTCTGCATTTTGTTCTGCAACTATTGCGCGTGCTCGCCACTGCTCTATATTCAGCCCGTCTATTTGCTCAAGCGTATGCTCTCCCGGTGGCACCAGCAACTCTTCTACCGTGCAGCCTAAACCTTGCGCTACTGCATACAAGCCGCCAAGACTGGGCATAGACCTCCCTGCCAGCCAGTTGCTTAGTGTTGCCGCCGCTATGTGAGCCCGTTCGGCTATCTCCTTTTTATCCAGCCCGCTTTTCCCTATGTAGCGAGCTATATTATCAACTGCTATTTTTGCGTCAAACTTCATGATTAGTGTGAGCGTGTGGAATAATGTTGAAAGTGTTTTCCTGGGCGGGGTGAACAGTGTTCACTTTCTTTACGCGTTACGTTGTTAAAAGCGGTTTTAGTTTCTTTACCCGTAATTTTATTCTGAAATAATATCAGAAAAATTTTTCACCGTAAGCCCCAAAGCTGAAACATGTTGACCTAAAGCAGCGCAGGCACTTTGCAAATGAGCAAGCTTTGCCTCAGCCACAAGCGCTCTCTCTCGCCACTCGAAAAGCTCCACCTCAAGCTCGCGCTTATCTTTTGGTATCTCTCGCGTCTCGGTAATTCCTTCGGTTATATCGGTAATTGTTACCCCTAAAATTTCCGCCATTTTTTGTAAATTTTCGTCCGATGGCATTCGCTGTCCTTTAATCCATCGATTGACATAAACCGGGTTTACCCCCGCAGCCTCAGCTATTTGTCGCTGAGTTCTCCCATCGCGACGCACTAAATGGCGCAAATTGGAAGAAATTTTTGCTAATTGGTAATTTTGTGCTTGCATTACTGGTAATACTGTGGTAATTCTTTTCTTGTTCGCTGGTAATTATTACCAGTAACGAAAACAGAATACCAAAAATATGGACACAAATCAAGAGCAAATCCTTTCCGTGCAATGGCTGAAAGATAAAGGCTGGACGTGCGCTGCCGCCGCCCGTCGCTGTGGTGTTTCCACTGTGCATGTATTCCTCGTGCTGAGTGGTAAGCGAGAAAGTAGAAAACTGGTAAGCAAATTGCAAGCCTTGCCGTTGCGTGCATGGACACCCCGCGAGCGCATCACCCACTAAACTCCAACCTAATGAGCCAAAACACACACAACGAAAGCCGGAGCGGCGGCGGTTGCGGCTGCCTGATTCTTCTTTTGCTCTGCTGGGCGCTGCTCTTCCGCAGCTGTGCCACAGAGCTGGTGCGTGACATCTCTGCCGCCTGGCATTCCGGCAAAGCTGCAAACAGATAAACCGCCGTCATGAATACACCTTTACATTTAGACAAAATCGCTACCGTCATCTCTATCAACCCTTGGCGCGTGCAGTTCATGCGTAAAGCCTTTGCAGCCCGTGGCCTCATGATGCCCCCTGTAACCCAGGGCATTTGCGTGGCTAAACCTACCACCCCCGGCATCTGTAATGCCTACTGCGGCGGCACGCTTGCATTTCTCACCTGCTTGCTGAGTGCCCACGCTGCCGGACTGCCTTATCTGGTGATTTATGAGGATGACGCTTTTCCTTGCCTGAACGCTCCCGCCCGCTTCGCTGCTCTCATTGCCGAACACCCCATACCCGCAGACTGCGGAATTCTCTGCCTGGGTGATGCCAATGGTGCCAGCCGTTACCGGGGCACGACCACCCTGAAGCTGGCAGACTGCCAGCCCGTCTATACCCCGCTCGTGCCGGACAAAGCAGAGAATAAAGGCAGCCACGCCCTGCTGGTGTTTGCTGCCGCCTTTGTTCCCTTTGCCCAGGCTCTCATTGCCAAGGGCTTCTCAGATTGTGCCATCTCCATGCTGGGAAACTTCTCCAACCTCAAAGCCTACGGCCTCTTCCATCACCCGCTTTTCATTCAACACAAATTCCGCGAAAAAGGCAAGCCCGCCTCCCCCTTTTTCCTGCCGGAAAAATACGCCGCCACCCCCGCCAAGGTAACAGAGCTTTTCCCCTACGCCGATTTATTCTAACCGCCCATCACTGCCTATGTACCACGCAATCAAACAGCACCCCGATGAGCTGAAGGAAAAAGCCCGCGCTGCTGCCACCATCCTGGGGGCGGCAAAGCAGGCTGCCATCCGCATCAGCTATACCAAATTTCTCACCCGCTTGAAGAAAAAAGCGGCCGACAACACCCTCTCCGAAAAGGGGCTTGCCGGCCTTGCTTTCCTGGAATATGCCCGGATAGCATGCCCCACCGACTCTGCTCTGGTGGAGTTCCTGCTCTTCTCCTGGATGCAGGTGGCAAAATCCATGAACGCCGGCGCCCTCACCATGGAAAATGAAGCCGTATCAGACACGGTGGTGGGCGTCTTCATGTTCGCCGGCATTTAGCTCAAAGTAACCCACTAACCCCATACCGCTGCCATGTTTGATGACTTTCTTGACCTGTTGCGCGTGCTCTTCTACTTGCTCGCCTTCATGTTCTTTCTGATGGCGCTGCCCTTTGTTTTCTGCCATGTGGCAGATACCTGGGATGCCCCCGCTTACCCCCACAGCGGCTACTCCCCTGAATGCCCCACCTGGGAAGAGCCGGAAAACACCCTCCCGCCTACTTCCGAACTCGCCACCCGCCGCGCCCCGCGCGGGGAATTCTGAATTCGTCAATCGTAAATCGTCAATCGTAAATCCCCATGGACACTTTCACCGCCGAAGAGCTGGCAATCATCCAGGCGCTGCGCTGCTGCCCGGAAAGCCGGCTCGGGCGTGAGTTCCCGCCCACTGCGGAGCTGTCTCTGGCCAGCGTGGCGGTGGTGCTGGGTCTGCACCCTGCTGCGGTGCGCCGGCGCTTCCGCCGGGGGCTGTCTGCCCTTTCCCTGAGCATTGGAGCGGATGCGGAGCTCTGCCGCCTCATTGCTCATTACTACAACATCGAAGAGCCCACAATCGAACAATGACAAACGCAATCACAAACGATACCACAGACGGCTTGTCACGCCAAAGCTGCACCGCAGCGGCGGCGGAGCTGGCCACCTCATACGCCGAGCCCACCTTCGCCACCCCCACCTGTCACGGCGCAGCAAGCGAGCCGCAAGGCGAGACGCATAGCTGGATGCCCATAGGGCTGCCCACCGCCATGCCGGCCTGTCTCGGCGTAGCAAGCGAGCAACGCGAGACGCAAAGCCGGATGAATGCAGCCGCTCCGCTCATGCACCTGGTGCAGCTGGCCAACACCGCCAACACATCCCGCGCCGCTGCCGAAGATGAACTGAAGCGCGCCGGGCGTGCGCACCTGGCCTATTCCTGCCTGGTGGGTGCATGCGTGCAGCAGGTCTACCAGCTGGCCAGCGCCAACGGCGTGAGCATAAAAACGCTGTTCAAGAATTACTATAAGGAAGGCACCAAAGCTGTGAAGCTCGCCGGCGGCTGCTCCTTCTCCTTCACCTATGAGCACGGCAACAAATGCCGCAAGGTCTATGAAGGCGTGCGCGCCCGCATGATACAAGATGGCGGGTACACCCCCGAACGCCTGGAACGCGTCATCGGTGAACATGTGCAAGCACTCATTGCCGGTGCCTATGGTGACGTGGATTCCCTGCGACTCTTCGGCCCCTTCCTCACCGCAGACAGCATGCGACAGGAACTGCTCAACCTCTTCCCGCCCACGCCGCCCACCGCCGGCGAAAAGGTAAGCGAAGAGGTGGCCAACGGCCAGCCGCTCTTCACCGGCTGGGAAGCGCAGCGCGCCCACCACAAGACTGAATTCCTTGGCTTCCTTTCCTGCATCGATACCTATATTGACCAGGCTTGCATGTACACCACCGATGCAGACAGAGAGGAACAGGCACAGCGGCTGGAACAGGCAGCCCGCCGCTTGCGCGCTGCTCACACACAGCCGGACTTGCCCGGCCTGCCTGAATAACCCACGCCGCACCACCACTGATGAAACCGCTTTTCGACCCGTCTCTTGCTCTGCATGACCTCCCGCTCCCGGAAGCTACACGCATCCGCGCGCTGATGGGCGCTTGCAAGTGGCTGGATATGCAATTCTCGCCAACAAAGCACTTTGCCCAGGCCGCCGAAGCTGTCACCCAGGAAGTGGCGGGCTTGCGCCGGGCTGATGGTGGGGATTGCCCATCGTCTCGCCCGGTGAGCGCAAAGAGCATGGAACGCTATTACTACGCATGGAAAAGCGGCAAGAAAGACAAGCAAGGCCGCAAGGTGACGCAGCCCGGCTGCTGGCAGTGTTTCCTGGACTCCCGCACCGTGGCTGCTAACCGCAAACAGGTGCGCACCGCTCAGCGCCCCTTCCGCGCTCACCTGGCCTTGCTCTTCTCTCGCCACAAAGCATGCGCCACCTCTGCCATTCATGACCTCTGGCAGCAATGGGATGACGGGAAACCCATCCCCGGTTATGAAGGCATGAACTACCGCCGCAACATGGAGCGCCCGGCGGGGTGGAGCATGGAGAATCTGCTCCGTTGCTTGCCGAAAGCCCGCTCCCTCAAAATCGTGCGCGAAGGCATCCGCAGCGCCTACAATGAGCTGCCGCAGCTCTTCACCACCCGCCGGGGCGGCTGGCCCTGCTGTGAAGTCTACTTTGATGACGTGTGGCTCGATATTGAAGCCACCGGCTATGATGCCGCCGGCAAGATGCAGATTGGCCGCCCCCTTCAGCTGGGCTGCCTGGATGCCTTCACCGGCAAGCGCCTTTGCTGGGGCACTAAGCTGCGCACCGATAAACAAGACGGCCACAGCGTGGGCCTGAATGCAGACGAGATGGTCTTCGTGCTCTGTGACTACCTGGCCAACGTAGGCTACAGCAAGCGCGGCACCGTGCTGGTGATGGAGCACGGCACGGCTCACATTTCCGATGCGCTCAAAGATAAACTGTACCAGATGACCGGTGGCCTTGTCCGCGTGGAAGAGGGTAGCATCCAGGGCAAGGTGCAGCCGGGCAGCATCTACGGCGGCAGAGGTGCCGGCAACCCGCGCAGAAAAGCCATGCTTGAAGAATGGCACGGCTTACAGCGCAACCGCCTGGACTCCATCATCACCTACACCGGCCACGATAGGAAAGAGCCCGAAGCCCTGCACGGCATCCGCGAACAGTCCAAAAAGCTCTTGAAACAGGCCGCTATTCTGCCCGCAGATATGCGCGAGCTGCTTATCAATTTTGTGCCCTCCCTGGCAGATGTCACCACCATGCTGGTGCAGGTGGTGGGCGCTATAAACAACCGCACAGAGCATGAGCTTTCAGACTGGGCAGCATGTGGCTTCACCGTGCTGGAATACTCTGCCGATGGCCGCACAAACTGGACGCCGTTCCATGCCATGCTCCCCGCCGCTGCCGAAGCCGCCAAGGCCGCCGCTGCCCAGGAGCCCCGCTTGCTGCGCCAGCGCAACATGAGCCCGCAGGAAGCATGGGACATGAGCCTTGCCCGCCCGGAGAATGAGCTTGTGCGCTTCACCCCGGCGCAGGTGGTGGAGCTTCTCATAGAGCACAAGCCGCAGCCGCTCCCGCAGATTAAGGGCGGGCATTTCCGCATTAAGAATCAGCGCGTGTGGCATGAGGAGTTGATTTATGAGGCTTGCGTCATTACCTCCCAGGGATTCGAGCGCGAACTGCCCACCGGCCCGGATTATTATTACATCTTCAACCCCATGGGCCAGGGCTGCTATGTGCTGGACGAACGCGGCACAGTGCTGGGCGCTGCCATCCTCTCCCAGCGTGTGCCCATCGTGGATGAAGCCGCCAAGGCCAGACAGATGGGGCGCGTGCAGCACAGGCTTGCAGAGCGGCTGGAACAGGCCCGCATTATCGTGGCACAAGACACCGCCGAGCAGTCCCTCATTGCCGCCCACAATGCTGCCGTGCTGGATGGCAAGCCCCTGGATGCTCTTGGCCGCCTGGATGCCGCACAGCTGCGGAAATCCCGCCGCCGCTCTGCCGCAGCCCTGCCGCAGCCGCTCTGCGCTGCCGATGACTACCAGCTGCCCAGCAGCTACGATGCCCCCACTTTCATTTAACCCATAACCAATGACACACACAATGACAAACGCAATCACTACCACCACGCACCCCGCCGTCCAATGGCTCAGAGATGATTTTTTGCCCACCATCGGCGGCAGCCTCAATGAAGCCGAACGCCAGCTCGGGCTCTCTGAAAAGGTACTTCGCGGCCTGATTCGCGGCAGCTATGAGGGCAACGCCGCTCGGCAGCTCGCCAAGCTGGATGAACAGCGCAAACGCATCACCGCCCAGGCATCTGCTGCCATGGCCGGCTCTACTCAATACATCCCCACCGAAATCATGCAGCGTGTCTGGAATGCTTGCGACTGCGCCAAGGCCGCCCGGCTCATAAATATGGTGGTGGGCGTCTCCCAGATTGGCAAGACTACCGCCGCCCGCGCTTACCGGGAACGCTACCCGGAAACCACCATCCTGGTGGAGCTCCTGCCTAAGCCCACAATGTCCGGCATTCTGCGCGAACTGTCCACAGCCCTGCGCTTGCCCGGTAGCGCCTGCCGTTCCCTAGCAGCCACCCAGCGCGCTGTCCGTGCGGCGCTGTCCCCGCGCCACCTCATCATCGTGGATGAAGCCCACCTCGCCCTGGATAGACAGCAGGGGGCGGACGCCCTTGACATCGTGCGCCGCCTGCATGACCTGACCGGCTGCGGCGTGGTTCTGCTGGTCACTGACCTGGACGGCTCAAAATTCACGAACAGCCCGCACGCTGGCCAGCTTGACCAATTAAAGCGGCGCGGGCTTTCTGAGCTGCTGCCGGACACGCCCACGGCCAATGACGTGGCACTCATCTGGCAGGCATTCCAGCTGCCCGCACCCACGCCGGACATTCAGCGCACCGTCCACGCCCTGGCACGGAAAAACTGCTTCGGCTCCCTGCTGGCCATTGTTCGCCTGGCCGTGGCGGAGGCTCGCCTCAATGGCGCCGCCGTGGATTTACAGCACTTCAGCGCGGCTCTGTGCCGCATGGGAAGGGGGCTTGCGTGACTAATGCCAAAAGCGTAGCCGCCGCCCAGCAGCTGGGTGACATCTTCGCCCGCTTGCAATGGCACCGCCGTGGCATCTACGCCACGGCGGGCAGCGAGCCCGCAGAGGTGGCCATCCAGTACAAAAGCGAGCAGCACGGGTGCTGCCGCGTGGTAATCTGTGACGCTCTCGCCCTCATGCGGTGGCTCAAAGAGAATGCCGCCAAGCAAGGTGCATGGGTGCGCTTCCTGACCATCCTTGACAAGAAAGAGGAACGCCGCACACCGGTGCAGCAAGAGCTGCTTCCCCTGGGTTCATTGGCGCCGGCTGCCCGCCGCGCCATGATGCCGGATTAACCCCTTTTTTCGCAAATCTGATTTGGATCTGCGAGCAAAACACAAAAAACACGCACAAAAATGAAAGCAAAAAACACAATAAAGACGGATGCGGCCTTCCGCCGCATGGTGGATGAAGTGGCCCAGCTCATGCCCGCCATTGAGGCAAAGAAAGCCGAACTTGAAGCCAAGCTTCAGGCCGTGCGCGAAGAGCCCGAAGCTGAGCTTACCGAACTTCAGGCAGACTACAAGGCCAAGATGGATGCCCTGAAAAAATACTTTGCCAGCGACAAGGTGCGCGCGCGCCTGCTCACTCCCGGCAAAAAGTACGGCGAAAGCAGCGCCGCCACCTTCGGCGTGCGTGCCGGCAAGCCTAAGCTGGGCTACCTGGACGGCAAGACGGAAGCAGACATCGTGGCCGCACTTCAGGAAGAGGAACGCACAGAGTGGCTGCGTGACCGCGCGCCCGAACTTAACAAGGCCGCCATTCTGGGTGCCGGTCTTTCCGAAGACGAACTGCAGGACTATGGCCTCACCATCACCGCTGCTGATACTTTCTATGTGAAGCCGAAAGACGCCCCGAAATCATGAAGACGCTTTCAAAAAAGCAGCTTGCCACCCTGGGTGCTGTCAGCTCCCGCGCTTACAAGCACCTCCAGGGAATGGGCTTGCCCCTGGGCTCATACGTTGAATGGCGGCATGAGTTCACCGGCTTGCACTGTGGCGGGCGTACCTCATGGCGCACACTCTATCAAACGGACTACGTTCCCCTCTTGAATGCGTTTGCCGCCTGCTATGGCGGCACGCAAAAGGAAGACAACACGCCGCAGAGTGACGCCGAGGCGCTCATCTGCGAAATCCGCAACGTGGTGCGTTACTGGGAACTCCCGCGCGCTTACGTTGCCAAGGTGGTGGCGGGTAAAGCCCGCCGCCCCTGGGTGACTCCGGACATGAATCTTGATGCCATGCTCACCGGAGTGCCTGAAAATATACTTCGCC